CGCCGTGTCGCGCTCTGCGATGAGCAGGCGGATGCGCTCATTGGCCGCGTTGAGTTCGCGTTCCATGAGCTTCATGTCACCTGCCAGATCGTACATTGTAGCGTGAGGTTTGAAATACGCCGCATCTGTCCTCGGCGTATCACTAAGAGTTTTAGTGGCGTCACGGATATGATAGCTCACGGCTTGACCTCCTTGGCTTGGTTCCACACTTTAACTCGGTCTGGATAGTATGAGTTCTCAATTGCTCTGTCCCCCGCCTCCTCCAGCCGCTTGATGCGGTTCAGAGCCTCCGCGTGCTTCTTAGCCAGTTCTGAAACGATGGTCTCTGCGACGTGGTCCCCGACGGACACGCCGTCCTTCTCGGTCGCACCGGGGAAGTTCTTCTGGTCATCCTTGAACCACGGGTAGCCGAGCGTCTTTCCGCAGGTCTGCTCGATATTTTGGTTCTGCTTGAGGAGTCCCTCGCGCAGCCGCTTGATCTTCTCGCTCAGCTGCTCCAACCGCAGAGAAGCCTCAAAGAGCGCAGCGTTGGTTACACCATCGTCGGACTGAATGTCGGTGGCTAGGACTCGCAGCGCCATCACCAGCTTTTCGGTGGGTGTGTTCATTGCCGCCCCTCCAGATCATCGATCACGCTGATGGTCCGGTTCACGTCGGCAAGCCACCGCTGAACGTACTTCTTGCGGTAGTCGTCGCGCACAGCGTCTCTCACCACGTCTCTCGCAAGAACGACAACGGCGGTAGACCATGTGCCACGCGCCACCGTCACACTTGGAGCACCCGCTGGTCGTATCTCCTCTGCCTTGGTGTGTCCGCGCAGCCGGTCATCATTAATGATCGTGTCGAACGGCTCCAGCAGCTTCTCCAGTTCGCGGTCTGCCGCAGCGTTGAGCGCGGCCTCGATGTCGGAGATGGTCTTGCTCATTTGACCTCCTGTCGCTTGAGGAACTCAGCAATCGCCACATCGGCGACGTACTGGAGTTTGTACCCGGTTTTCTGGGCGAACTCTTTGAGACGGGCGTGAGTCTCAGTTGAGACTATGACCACCTTGTATTCGTCTCGCTCACGCACGTACTTCACAGGGGTATTCGGGCTCTCTTGCGGCTTGGTGTTGGTGGCCATGGTTACTGGTCCTTGTAGTTGCGGTTGATGATCTTGAAGCCGAGAGGACGGCCGTTACCCATGCACGCCCCCATAAGACTGGAGCGCACCACGATGCCCTCGGCGGGTTTTCCGTTCACAGTCTGATCATCCGCGAGCCTCTGCAGCGACTCGATGGGTGATCCCGATTTGATTTTGCCAACCAGAGGGACGTAGTCGCAGTTGAGCTCGCTGTTGCAGATCGTGCCCATGACTCCGTAGCTGAACCATGCGTTGGCATCGAGGCTGCGGATTTGATAGACGTACAGCGTGGGCTCCATCAGGCCCATCTGGTTACCCTGCACACCCGGCCCCATAAGCTCACCCTGAATGACAAAGTTCATGTCCGGTGTCAGCGTCAGCTTCTTGGCCGCTCGCCAGAATCCGTTGGTGTCCGACTCCTTGAGCGACAGGTTGCGAGAGCAGACGTACTCGATCTTACCGTTGCGGACGACGATGGTGCAGGACGACCCGTCGAGCTTCAGCGTAGCGTAGCAATCCTGCTCCAACACGAACTTCACCAGATCCGGGTTACTGAGCCCGTTGTCCTCGTCGGTCTTGGGTGCGAAGTAGAGCGGGAATGATCCTTGTGTCTCACCGCTCAGGCACGCCGGGATCTCCTTCTCGTACTTCTTCACGCCGAGCTCACCGCCATGAACACGGCCGATTCACCGGCCTTGAACTCGCCCTTACGGACGATGACTTGCCACCCCAAGACCTTGGCGATCTCAAGGGAGTCTGCATTCCCGTGAGGGGAGATGTCTGTGATGGTTTCGATACTGGCTAGTTTCATGTGGTTTCGTGGTGTACTACACCGATTTAATTCTGCCCAAACTCGCTTCCGTCGGACTCTGCGATCTGCTTGGCCTTCTGGTTGACAATGTCCTTCTGGAGTTGCAGCCACTCCTTGATCTGCCCGATGCGGGCGTAGAAGTTGCCTGTCCCCATTCCTATGTACGTGGTCTCACCGGTTTCCCGGTTGTGTGATGTGGTGAACACCTGGATGGTTTCGAACCTGTCGGTGATGCTCTCGATCAGGCTCTGAATCAGTTCCTGCTTTTCTTCGTGGTCCGCGTCCATTTGGTTTGTTCTCTCTTGTGGCCGTTCATAATGCTGCTGATGTAGCTCTCTGCGACGCCGTACTTGGCGGACAGATCCTTGAGCAACACCCCTTTCTTTCGCTCTGCGACGATCGCTCGGATCTTCTCCTCGCTGTGAACGCAGGGCCAATGTGAGTCCCCTCGTTTGTAGATGTCCTCGGTTGGTAGCTGCTTGAGGGCCTTGATCCTGTAGAAGGTTCTCGTTGAGATGTGCCACCGGTCTGTGATCTCGGCTATCGTGTAGCCTTCCTTCAAGTCCTTGAGGACTCCCTTGATGTCATCCAGAGGGAGTCGAATCGGCCTACTTTCGCTCATCTTCTTTGAAGGTGAAGTACTCTGAGAGTTCCCGCATGACCGACATGTGGATGTTCTCGGTCAGGTTGCTCGCGTCTTTGTCAGGAATTAGGGCTCTTGTATTTCGGAAGCCTTGATCGATTCCGTCTAAGACGACTCTGCTGATGATTGCGTACAGGTTTGGTTTCATGGTGTTGATGGTTTCAGGAGGAGAGCCCCCCAGTGCCATCGCGCACCAGGGGGCATAGACCACACGGGCCGGATTGATTCGATCATCCCACTCGGGAGTCGATCCGAACTCGCGACTTTCGGGCGGGGCAAACCGCCCAAAAACTATTTCTCGATGCGAACCCCTTGTCCGTTGCCGTCGATTACCTCGACCGCTCGGACGTTCTTGAGGTTCGTGAAAATTGTGTCTGCCAGTTTGTGGGTTGGCAGACCGGTTGACATGATCGCGTGACCGACAACGTCATTGTGTTCGTACTCTTTCAGGAGTCCCGTCTCCGACCGCCAGACCGTCACGGTGCGACCACCAGTGAGGGATAGACGAGTCACGCTGGAGATGGTCTTGCTCATTTCAAGCGAATCTCTAACTGGCCAATGGCGTGATGCCACGTCTCATCGAGACTGATACGTTCAACCTTGCGGCTGTACTTCTGGCGGAAGCAGATCATGCCTTTTTCGACCCACGCCGTAATGCGGCGACCACCGACTTGGACCGTGCCGATTTGGCGTTTGGACGCGGTTCTTCGGCTTTGAACAGGTGATGCCTGACGTACTGGGACCGGGTCATCTGATTGGAGGCAGAAGACTTGTCCAACTCCTTCAACTGGGCTTTGGATATCCATACGGCAAGTAGTGCTTGAGATTTTCCTCGTTGGTTCGGCATCTTCGTTTTGGAAGGTGTCTTACACCACGGGGTGATTGTCAAATCTGAATCGTTCATTGGCTTGGCGGAACCGGCCTGAACTTCGCAAGAAACTCAGCTTCGGTTCGCACGTAAAACCGATCCCTCTTGGTGTAGATGACGCACGGCTGACGAACCTCGCCGATCCTGAACTCGGCAACTGGGCACACGACTTCAACGACGGTGCTCGGGTTGTAGACGCTCTGGTACTTGTCGCCGGGATTCATACGATGCACTTCTGGACTCCCAGCTTCTCGAGCGCCTTGATGATGCAAACTCCGCACCACTTCCCAGCGATGCCGTGAAGGTCAACGCCGTTGTTTGGAGTCGTGTTGATGACCGGCATTGAGCCTCCGTGAATCGGGCAGTGCGGTGGGTCGAACTGCTCCAGCTTGGAGACATCGATCTTCTTCTCTGGTTGGTCAGCCATGTGGGGATAGGTGTAATACAGTTTTCTGGTCACGTCAAGTCCACGAACTGCATGATTGCAACGCGGAGGTCAGGCTCGGTGAAAGACGGGCTCTTCATCAGCTTGCCGTCGGTGTTCTTGACCCGGAATCGACGGGGGTCGTTGATTCCAGCGACCTCGACCACAGTCCACTTCAGGCTCTCGATCTTCTGCTCGTTGTCGTGGACCTCAGGCAGCGTCCACAGCTTCGTGTCGTTGCTCTTGCACACGGCCTCCAGCGCCGCCCAGAAGTTGATCGCGTAGTAGGTGGAGAGGGCGATCAGGTCCAGCAGCGCGGATTTAGCGTCGGAGGCGGACACCTTGTCATGTTCCTCGACGGACTTTAGGAACCCGCCAACCCGAGACTCCAGAGCGAGCACGTTCATGTCGGTTGAGCGGGAGAACGAGATATTGTCGAGCACCACACCATAGGCGTTGAGCGTTCCAAGGATCGTGAAGGCTACGTCACCGATGTCGTCGGCGATATTGGCTCGGGCCTTGTCGATCCCCTTGAACAGTTGCTCATAGGTTCCCGATGGGATTGAACTGAGCAGATCGCTGTAGTGGGCCGTGTGGACGACGTACTCGTTATACCACTCGGACTTGGTGAACCCCAGTTGCTTCTTGCAGAACTCGGGATCGCGTTGCGTTTGGGTCTTCGTCACAGGCTGGGCGGCGACATCGCGCTGCCAGTTGTAGACGCGCTCTTGGTAGGATCGGATTTTCATTGGTCGAACAGGGATATTGGATCGAATCGTGTAAGCTCTGGTCTGAAGTTGAACGGGATATCCACCCCGGCCTGACCCGCCCGTTGCTTAGCGATGAACAGGTTTATCTTCCTCTGACCAGATTGGGGAGCCTCCGCGTCTTGCTGCTCAGCGGAGTACAGCATGCCGACAAGGTCAGCATCTTGTTCGATAGCCCCGGACTCACGCAGATCGCTCAGGCGGGGCTTGCGGTTGCCGTCACGCTCGATGGCGCGGTTCAGCTGGGCTAGGAGCACGATCGGTATCTTGAGCTCCTTGGCGAGCAGCTTCATGTTGCGGCTGATGGCGTCGATCTGCTCACGCCGCTCCTTGCCCTCGGAGGCAGTGATCAGCTGCAGGTAGTCGATGGCAAGCACCCTCAGTCCAGCAGAGCGCACCCAGCGTCGAGCTTTGGCCGCAATGCTCTGGGCGGTCTGGTTGGGCTTGTCGTTGACCATGATCTTGTGCTTGGCCAGACGGCCGGTTGCCACGGTCAGCTTCCTGAGCTCCCCCTCGTTTGGTTGGTTGCGCTCATCGTAGCGGCCAACGTCCACCTGCGACTCGATCGCGAGCATGCGCATGCCGACTTCCTCGGCGCTCATCTCGAGGCTCACAAACCCCGTCTGAACCCCACTGGCGCAAAGCGATGTTAGGAGGCTCAAGGTGAACGCCGTCTTACCGGCACCGGGGCGACCTGCTACAACGAATACCTGACCGGGGCGCAAGCCACCCCGGAGGATACGATCCATGAATGTCCAGCCAGTTGGAATTGCATCGTTCTTACCTGCGCACCGCTCCTGAATCAGGTCGATGGCTGAGGTTGCGATCTGCTTTCCAGTGAAGTCGCTGTCGATGGAGTGCTCGTTGCGAATCCCCATCAGCTTGGCCTCGAAAGCGTCCAGCACCATGTCCACTTTGGAAGACCCGGAATAGGCCGTGTTTATGGCCTCTTGCGAGATCTCAATCAGCTTTCTTGCCCGCTGTTTGTCCCGTGCAATGTCCAGATAGTAGGGAAGGTTGGCCGCGCTCGGAACAGCGTCCATCGCCTCCGACACGAACGCAATACCTCCGACTCGGTTGAACGAGTCACCCTTGAGTCGATTGGCGACCGTAACCATGTCGATCGGGATTCGGTCATCACGCATCTTGATGATGATCTCCCAGAGGTCGTGGCAACGAACGTCATAGAACCAATCGGCTTTGAGGCCACCATTTATCGCGTCATCAATGGCGTTGTTGTTCAGCAAACAACACCCTATCACGCCAACTTCGGCTTCTTGTGAGAACGGCGGCTCTCTCACTTGGCACCCCCGAGTGCGGCCTTGAGTTGGAAGTACTTCTCCTTCATGGCATCGAACTCCTGCTGCAGGCTCAGAGTGATCATGTCCTTGAATATGTCCCCGTGCCTCGGATTGGCGACATGCCCTGCAAGCCTCTCCTTGAGGTTTTGGAACTCTTCCGCTGTCACCACACCATTCGCACCCTGAAACGCGCTCCTAGGGCCATTTCCGCTCCGGGGCGCTGTAGCCCCCCAGTGGTTGCTGAGAGCCATTGGTGTCATTGTGGCGTCCTTGAAGACCTTCCGGTAGTTCACCGCGTGAGCTTGGATGTCAGAGACCGTGACGTTCNNNNCGCCGCTAGTTCTTAATTGGTCTTCTTCTATAGTATTCTTAGGGGGCGGGTTTCCGTTGACGGTTTCCCGTATACGGTTTTCCGCACTTTCTGGGGGTATTTCTGCGGATTTTCCGTCACGGTCAGGATGGTCGCGGAATGTCCAGACACGCTGGGCAAATCGACCATCTTTACCTTGATCCTGATCCTCGACGGAGGCGTATCCAAGATCCACAAGCTCGTCGAACGTCACCCTGAGAGCGTCTCTTCCCTCGGTGCAGTGCTGAGCAACCCAAGCCTTGGTTACAACCCATTCGTCCACGTTAGAGAGGATCATGCATAGGAGCCCCTTGGCGCGAAGCGACATCTTGTTCCGCAGGATCTCGTTGGGGATGATGGTGAAACCGCCCTGCTGCCGCTTTACTCGGATGATCGTTTTCATCGTTCGGTGAAAAAGCCTGTTTCAGTAAACGGGCAAAAAAGAGCCCCACGTAGTCCAAGGGGGAGAGATCGCTGGGGCGGCATCAGCGAAACCTCGGAATACGTGGGGCCAAAAAACTGGGATTGAACCGCGCCTCTTTGAACATCCTCGACTCTCCTCTCACCGATCGCCGAGAACGCTTGGTTTGTAATACACCGTGCGGAAACCGTCAACTATGTTTTCGTCCGTACTCCCAAATCAGGAGTGCGTCCGAAGTCTTGAGCGTGATCGGAATGCCCGGAAAGAGCTCCTGAGCGCGGCCCTTGAGCTTGTTCTTCCACTCTGTCTTCGAGAGCCCCTTGGAGTTACCAAGCCCCAGTTCCTTCTGCCACGTCTGGGGTGGAACCCGCTCGATGCGGTAACCAAGCGCCATGGCGGCACCGAGAACGATGCCGAAGTTCTCGAACATCACAGCGGCCATGGAGCCGGGGATGCCCTTGCCACCACCCATTGGAACAAATCGTGGAAGCTGCTCGATGAAGAGAACGGTGTAACCCTTTACCACCAATTCGCTCAACAGCTTGACCGTGTCAGTTGGCTCCTGCGGCATTGCCACCGCAGTCATTGGTCCATCGCCGTTTTTCCATGCGATGCCGCCTGAGGCACCAGGATCGATCGCGATATGCCAGTGGTCACTTGGGAGTTGAATCATCTGAGAATGCTTCTGGTGGATAGCTGATAAGACCCGCTTTGACCATTCGCTCCATCATGGGCCAGTTGGGGCCACGACGAGGATCGGCGTTGCACTTGGGTGCGTACCAAAGTTTACGGGCGCACTCAACGCAGGTTGGCCTGCCCGACCAGAAGTTCTTGGTCGGCTGAGTGCGCCCGCATCTGATGCAGGTCTTCGTCAGTTCTTCTTTTTGGCCCATTCGGGAATGGATACGTGACCACGCATCCCATTTAGAGGGCGCTCCCAGACATCAGTCTTGAAGCACTCCGCGAGGGTTTCGAGGTGACGCTTGTTGATGGCTCGACCGGCCTCGATTGAATCCGTGTCGAGTTCGAGAGTGATGCAGACGTATGGCGGCAACTTCTCCGCCACGATGAAGACCCACTGGCTCTTCTTCACATGAGTCGTGAACGGGTCACCCGTCGCAGTCAACATGTTGTACAGATCGATGTACCACGCAGCCTGTTGAGCGTAGCCCCACTTCTTGATGGAGTAGGAGAAGTCGTCAGGGTTTGCGTAGCCTCGGTCTACGGTCTTGAGGTCTGCAATGACCTCGGCATTTCTGCCCTTGGAATCACAGATGATATCGGCCTTGCCCTTGATCCGAATCTTACGCCCGTTGACCATGATGGTCTTGAACATGGCGACCTCTTTCATCGCGCCACTCATCAGGTTCATGGCATCAGGGTTTAGCTGAACACCGCCAGTGATACCGCTGATCTGGGTGACCTCATCCTGAGAGAGCATGGTCTTGTGGCCGTGCTCCTTGTTCCAGTCTTCCCACCACTTGATGGCGGCGATCGTTTCGTCGCTGGGCTTCTTGGCGTTGATCTGCGCCGACGTTGGTTTCCTCGGAGCATCGACTGGCTCAAGGACCACGCGCTTGGCGTATTCTTCCGCCTCCAGAACCGACAGGTGCGTCAGAGTGCCAATGTACTGAGCGCCCGTCTGCTCAGCGCGGTATCCGCCGAACTTCTTGGAGTAGAAGTGAGCGGGTGAAATCGACATCTCCTTCAGGTCAGAGATGGCGATTGCTGGGTCACGGCGGTACACCGTTTCATCCAGCAGGTGATGGATTCCATCTGGAACAAGGGTCGGCTCCAGAAACGGAACAACAGCTTCGGTAGATTGAGTTTCCATGGTTCAGGTCAATCAACTTGTCAGGCTGTTGCCTTGGCGAGGAACGCGGCTGTATTTGACAAGATCTTCTCAGCGTTGGTTACAGAGAGATCCCGGAATGTTTGGCCTTCCTTGATCCATCCAAGCGTTATCAAGAATGTGTTGGCCTTGGGCTCGTTAGCTCCGATGACAGTGGTCAACTGGGTCTTCCACAGCGGCTCACCACCAGACATGCGCCACGCTTCAAGCTGGGCACCGGTCTCTTCGGTGATCATAAAGATCTTGTCCACGAAGAGGCCAGAGCGGTCCTTGGAGACCGCAGCCTGATGGTTGAGCGCCACGTCGAACACGGTCGTGAACTCGTACTCGATACCGTCACGCATGATCGGCGCGAGACCGACCTTTTTGATCTGAGTCTTGCCGCGATCGTCCTTCTCTTGGACATAGTCCATCTTGCTGCGCATACAGCAGATGACGTGAGCGGGGGACTGAAGCACCGCTTTGACGATGCCGCCGAACTTGTCACCAGCGATCTTCCAGTTCGTGTAGGAGTTACCGCCGCGCTGGTCGAGCTTGTCCTTGTAGTCGAGGATGCCTTCCCAGAAGTGGGACGCGCTGTCGATGACGATGGCACCGTACCCAGCCTCCACGGCTGCGTTGACGCCATCAACGAACTTCTCGTTGTCGAACGGAGGGGTGATGTCGAGCGTATCGAAGTCGAAACGGTCGGCATAAAGTGAGGCCGAACGATTCTCGGTGTCGATGAGGGCGATCTTTCCGGTGGGTCCAACAAGACCACGGGCAAGGCGCAGGGACGAGTAGGTCTTTCCCGAACCGGAAGGTCCGGTCACAGCGAGCTTGAGGAACACCTTCTCGCGGGTGGCTTTTCTGAATGTAGGTATACTCATGGATTAACTAGAAGACGCCTAAACGTCTTTTAGACCGAAGCGACTCATCTAGTCGCGAACAATCGGCTTCCAAGACGGAGCGTCTGCAGAAACGACTCTAGGTGTATAACACCGAGAGTCAAGCTCCTGATTGAGGATTATCGAGTCTGTAAGTACGGATCGACCGAACCAGAGAAGTACTCCACTCGGTTGTGAAGCTGCTCGATGGTCCCGTCATTGATGATGGTGTCATGGATGACGCCGCCATCGTAGAGCTCTTTCAGCCGGTCACGCTCCCATTCGGTTGCCGGTTCAATGTTGGGGCGTCGAACTCGCAGGATGATTCCGCCACGCTTGATCCATTCGCGGGCCTCACGGAGGCGAACGAGTCGGGTATTGACCGCTCGTCGAGGGAGAGTGTTGAAAAACTCCCTCATCACGCCGTCGTAGTTGACTTCACCCCACTGCTCCAAAATTGGGCGAATCTGACGCTTTTCAGAATCGATCTCGGTGAATGCTGAAAAGCCGAGATGCTGTTTCACCAGAGAGTCGATCTGACTCTTGATGATGTCCCCGAAAGCGACGCGGTTCCACCCGATGCTGATCAGCTTCGCGGCGGCAGCGTCCTTCCCCTCGCGGGCATAGCCAGCGAAAGCGATCAGGTTAGCCATGTTGAGTTCAGTTCTGGAACTTCAACGGAGTCTGGAAGTCGATGGTGAACACCGACGCATTGGAGGAAACGGTGCCGTCGAAGTTGATGTACGCCAGTAGAGAACTTGTGGCTGGGTTGCCAGTGGGGAGATAGATGATCGCGCCTTTAGCCGTGATGGTCGAACCGCCACCGCCGAGACCCCACTGCACGTCGTTGATTTCAACCTGCACGAAATTGCCGGACTGATTGGTGGTGGTCGTAATGTTGCCGAGCACCTTGCCACCCGTGTCGTACCCGGACCCGGAGGCTTCAACAGCGCCAGCAGCCAGCGCGTCGCTCAGGTTAACGTGAGTCTTGGAGTGGGTGTAGCTCGACGAAGATCCGAGGAGCAGCACCTTGTATGGAGGCGTCGATCCGGCAGGAGTGGTGGCGAGAGTCATTGTCCCAGAGATGATCTGCTCTAGGGCCTTGTTGTAGATGGTGGTCGTAGCCATAAATCGTTTTGGTGCCTACACGGTTTCTATGTGAGGCGAAAGTCGGAGTCGCTCAGCGGGTTACCAAAGAATCCGTCTTGCCCAGTAGTTGGCCGAGAACTTGTCGTCCTTGGTAAGCTGTCCGCTCTTGTTGCGAATGCCTCCAGATCGGTTGAGGTAGTTGGCCCGACGCTTGGGGTTCTTGTGTTTGGTGAAGTCGCTGTAGCCACGATGGCCGAACGGCACGACCTTCACCTTGTTCCCCTTCTTGGCGAGCACACGCTTCTTGTGGATGTCACCGGGAGGAGCGGCCTTGGGCTTGTTGAAGCCGGGGAACCGCTCACCACGGTACATGATGCCGCCTGACGGTAGACGTTTGACACCCTTGATTGCTGGCATGGTTCAGTTCTCCTTGATTTCAACCGCTTCGGTTCCGCCGTTACCAGCGTTGACCATCACGTTGACTTGCGTCGGTCCAACCTGAGCACGAGGCGCGAATCCTGGCAATACAACCATGGCCTCAGCTTTGGCTGTTTCAGCGGCCTGTTGTGCTGACTTGATCAGAAGCTCGGCAGCCTTGTTCGATTCACTGATCAGCGAGGCGTGTACCTTCATTACACCGATCATTGATTCTGGATCAGGGAACTCGCGGTTCTCGATCGCAGACTCACAGAAGTCCATAGCCCTGTCAGTGCGTGCCAGATTCATTGCGAGCCGCGATCTTCCAAGGTGGATTGCGCCAACCTGAGATACGAACTCACCAAAGATGCCAGCTGCCTTCAGCTGCTTGGCGTCAATGATATTGAACCCAGCCTCGCGTGCAGCCTTCTCAGCCACCGCCATAGAGATCGGGGGTTTGCTACCAACAGGACGCACTTGAGTAGAAGTGCAGTCGTTTTGTTCAGCGGGAATCGGCGTCATTGATCCAATTTTTCTTGAGGTTCATCTCTACCAGCCAGCATTCCTTGTCCGGTAATTTGGCAGCTAGGGGTATGTAACACCAGCACCCCACTGTCGCCCGGCCGCCGTCCGGTTGCTTGATCGTCTCCCCGTGATGACCGCACGTCATCATTCTCTTGTTGTAGAGCGGACATTTTGAACAGGCGCGCAGCCTTCTCCTCCAGGTATTGAGCGGAGTCCTCGATACCGAGGAAATCATCAACGCTGCTGTCGCTGCCCTCGTCGCATTCAAGAACCGGGGCAGGGCCAAGGACAGTGGGAGATGCTTGAACAAACTGCATACCCCGCTGACCACGACGCCACAGTACTCGGCAAGTCGGCGCAGTCTCTTTTTGAATGTGAGCAGATAGGATCTCATAAACGGTCTCTTCAATTTGCGAAACACGGTTGGCCCAGCGTTTGACGTATGGGATTGACCCAAGTTGGGCGGCCGCTTTCCCCTCTACATCGTCACAGGTCTTTTCCCAGTCTGAGTCGTGCAACACCTCGACAGTCCAGGAGAAAAGGGGGTTCCCACGACGCATGTGGCACTCGGTCAATTCAGACAATCTCACAACCCTTGAGGCCGCTGTGAAAGCCATGGACAACAGTCTCTTCGACTCGCGCACCATGAGCGCCTTGCGCAGTGTCGGGTAGCGCGCAAGGACGATCTCTTTCCAGTTACGACGATATGGCACAGCAGCCAGCCGGATCGCTCCGAGACTCAATGTGTTGCCAGATAACAACCAGCCTGGAATCGCCTGCGTAACTGCTAAAAACGCGACGGTTAGTAGTTCCTTGTTTATTCCTGATGTCGCAACTACGTGATCGATAAATGGATCAGACTCATGCGTTTTGCGTGCAGTCTTCGGTCTCTTTACGGACTCTGGTTCCGTGATTGGTCTTGGCACCTGACAGCCATCCCATAGGTAATAAAACTCAGGGGTGATCCCAATAGCCTTGGTGGCTACATGAGTGAATGAGCTAACCTCAATGATCCAACCAGACTTCAACACGGTTGCTCCACGCTGTGTCAGCACGCGATCCAGTTCCCCAGACTGAGCAAACCCCAGTGGAACAGCCGGGATGACGTGAACGTAGCCAACCTCATCAACAACGCAGTGCTGGCATTTGACTGGGATCGCCCATCCAGATTCACTAACCACCCACAGTTCGATGTCTCTGTCGTTGCAGTAGGTCAGCTTCATTGGGTGAAGACTACGGTCGGTTTCTTGGACACTGTAATGGCTCGTCGTTCTACATCCATAGGGGTCTCGCTGATGAGCATGTAGGTGAGTGCATCGAAGATGTGCTTGTTCTTGTCGCCGTCGCGGATTGGCTCGGCTCGGTTAGGTCCAGGCTTCATCTCTCGGATCATCTTAATGGTGTTGTGAAGTTGCGCCGATACGAAAACACGTCTGTCGAACAATAGCTTCTTCAGCAGTCCAATTCGCTGTTTCACGCTACCAGACCCCTTGGTCACCGCGTGAAGGACTATCTTACCCTGTGATACCTGACGCACTACAAGTTCGTCGTAGACATCGGATGCAGCGCGATATCTCCAAGCCGAGTTATCGGACCAATGACGCCACAGAACATTGGTGGTTCCGTGGGTGTCCTTGAGATAGTCCTCCCACCACTGCATCTTCTCCATTACCAACTCAGTGAAGTCAGCGATCGACACCTTGCGGTCAATGACAACCGCCTCGTCCAAAACATCGAAGATCGAGTTCCCGTCGTCACCAGTACGCTTGCAGCAGATTGAGCATGCGTGATTCACGTCACCCAAGTCCCAGCCGGTAAAGAGCTCGAAGCTGTTCTTGGGAGGCACAATAATCTCGTGATCGTCCTCGGTTGCGCTGGTCACGTTCCCAACGATGTGGGTGCCCGGAACAAAGACATCTGCGAAGTGGCCATCGCTCACGTCCTCAACCCATTCACCCATGACATAGCGAGCGTACAGCTGCTTGTCGTACATGTATTTGTTGATGAGGTCCTGCTTCTCCCGTGGATCAAGGAAGGTGTTGTCGTTCAGGCTGAACTGAATGCGCTGAAACTGTGACTCGAACTGCTCGTTGTCACTTGGTTTACGTGTGAGCCAGATTCCGGCCAGCCAGTGATTCACACCGTTCTCTGGTGGGTTCAGATCGGCGATGATCTGGTGGTTCTCGTATGGAATTTCAACGACACGCAGCTGGTCAGTCAGCACGTCGAAGACTATTCGGTCCTCGAACTGGTCAGCTTCCGAAAGCCACAGGAGTGAGAAGCGGGTTCCCTTGAACTTGGCTGATGCCTCCCAGACATTCTCCAGTGAATGCAACTGGACCTCAGACTCGCCACCGTAGGCGTTGCGGACACGGGCGTAAGACATCTTGGTCGCCACGTCCATGGTGGGCTCCTTGGTCCACTTCATGCCAATCTTGGCGTCCATCCACTGAGGCAAGATGGTCTTTGTGAGGTCCGACCATACGCCCACCTTCCCGTTCTTCAGGGTTTTAGCAATGATACCAACGGTGGCGTTGTTGTTCTCGAAAAGGTGGCGTGCAACTCGATGTGCGATCGCAAGCGATTTACCCGCTTTACGAGGGCCGTCCACCATGAGGTATCTGGCATACGAGTTGAATACCTCGAATCCCCGTGGTGAAAGATCGGGCAACCACCGCCCTTGAGTGTCTTGCATAAGGTCGGTGCGACTTTCGGTTGTAAAAGAGCAGGGCCGCAGGAAATCCTCCATCGAAAGTCGCCATCTATGGACTCTATCACACTCAAGCGGGACGGCCTCGACGAATCGATCAACTCGCTCGAACAGGGGGAAACCATGGAGATCCACGGTACTTTTACCGTCATCTCGAAGTCCGACACTGAGATTGTTGGTGAGCTCACCGACGTTAAGAAGTGTGGCCACATGGGTGAAGACGAATACGAGCTCGACGATGAGGAGGGAGAAGACGAGGGTGGTGAAGACGAGAGTGGTGAGTACGGGGGTCAGCCTAAAGGTAAGCCCATGATGCACGGAAAGAAGGGCATGGGCATCCTCATTATGATCGGCGGCCCAAAGAAGAAGTAACCCCTCAGACACATGGTCGATCTCGAAATCCTCAAAAAGCGCGGTGGAACGGTCGAAGAACTCAAGAAGAAGTTCACGGCCGAGAAGCTCGACGACAAGATCAAGGCGTTGATCGACATGAACTCGTCGCGCATCGACGAGGGTATCCAGCGCAATCTGAATGAGGCGCGTACTTGGTATGCGATCGACCAAGCGTTTGATGCTTCACAGCGTCAGATCACCTACACGCTCGTAGAAGGACTGCTGTCCAAGGGCACCTCTACGGAGAAGGTCATGGACGCCATGAAATCGATGGGCCTCACGTCGAGGCTGTCGAACATGTTGCTTCCGCTGTGCAACTCGGACGGCACCAAGAAGTGTGGGCCAGACGGCAAGCCGCTGATGAAGCTGGACATGCCGACCTTCTTCCACATTTTCGTGCCGCTGGTTCAAGCCTACACGAAGATGCGCTGGGCTAAGTTGTTCAGCGATCGTGACATCTATCCGCTCTACAAGTACGAGCCGGTGTCCACGACGATGCAGAACCGCGTCCGTTGTGAGATCATCACCAGTCGCATTCAGCGAATGGTTCAGGAGATGGGCTACCGTGAGGATGAGCGCCAATCGATTTTGCAGATGCTCAAGTACGGCGTCTGCCTGAACTTCCCTGCTGAGGACTTCTACCGCGAGAAGCAGATCTACCTCGAAGACAAGAAGGAGGTTGAGCGCACCATCAAGGAGGGTGTTCGATTCGAGATCCCTCACCCCAGCCGCATGTTCTACGACCTCAACAGTCGTTTGAGCACAGCCAACACTGACACTGGAATCGAGTACGCTGGCTTCTGGAACGTGTTGCGGTACAAGGACGTAAAGAACAACAAGCAGTTCTGGAACACCGAAAACATCCAGTTTAAGTACGGTTCTTGGGTTGAGTCGAAGTACAACTTCTACCGCGAGATCAACCCGTGCATGCTCAAGTTCCCGGACCCGACGGCGTTCAGTCCGGGTGCCGGCGACGCTGATCGTATTCGCGAGGCGTACCGGTACACGACCAATCACCAAGACGAGGGTGTTACTGTGGTCAGCTACTTCCAGAAGCTCATCCCGTCTGAGTGGAACCTGTTCGACTACGATCACCCGGTCTGGATGCGCTTCATCCACACTGGATCTCACACTGTCAGTCATGCTGTACCGCTGGCCTACAACCCGTTGGTGGCCTACCTCTATGACGCGGACATGGGCAACGCCCGTAATTCCTCGCTCGCGCTGGAGATTCTCCCGTTCCAGGACCACCTGTCCAACATGCTCACCCAGTACATTCTGACGGTGAAGCAGAACTTGGAACGTGTCGTTTTCTGGAACGCTGATGTCGTTGATCAGAAGTACATCGACATCATCAACAACCTTGGTGAGAAGAAGTACCGTGGTGTCACTTTCGTTCCGTACTCCAAGCGCGAACTTAGCTGGCAGCAGCAGTCTGAGCGTGATGCCTTCACGCCGGTCCAGTTGCCGCAGGGGTCTTCCGGTGAGATCGCCAGTGGTGTGAACCAGCTTCTCTCCATGATGGAGCGGGTTCTTGGCTTCTCGCCGCAGGAGGTTGGTCTCCCTGCCGCTCACGAGCAGACGGCGCAGGAGGTGCAGATCATCGCCAGCAACACCAGCAACCGTCTGGAGCTCACTGGCAGTTTCATCGACGCTGCCATCAAGGCTCGCAAGAAGCTCCTCTATGAAGCCTTCTTGGCCTACTCCGATGACGAGGTGCTGGCTGACGTTGCCGAGGTTGATGACGTGAAGAAGCAGGCCCTCGACAAGATGGGCTTTGAAGTGGACGAGCCAGAAGGTCGGGGCACTACTGCCGGTATTCGTGGAAGCAAAGACGCCCTCCGTGTGGATGGCTTCTCGAGCGATCGCGAGGGGGCTGACCGTATCGTGGACTCCAAGTTGGCGGGGACCATGATTCAGACGTTCCAGTCAATCTTCGCAAATCCGGTGCTCGCTCAAGCTGCTGGACTCGACCAGCTTGTAGACCTCTTCAATCAGGTGCTTGTCTACAGTGGAGCACCCAAAGATTTCCGCCTGCGTGTTCAGCCTCAACAGCAGCAACCATCGCCCGAGGAGGCTCAGCAACAGCAGGCGGAACAGCAGCAGCAACAGGCTGCACAGCAACAGCAGATCCAAGAGCAGTTGGCCCAGATGGCCAGCCAGATTGTAGACGGGAAGCTGATGGAACTCAGCGAGGGTTTACGGACCAATCTGGTGGAGCCAATGCAGGTTCAGTCGCAACAGACCACACAGGCAATTCAACAGCTTGCCCAGCAGCAAGATCAACAGAGTCAGGCGCTGGTCAGGTTGTTTCAGATAATCCAGTCGGCACAGCAAGATCCCAATGTTGGAAGTCCAAGTCCGGTCGCTGGAGAGTACCCAGCAGGGCAGTCTCCAGAGATGGCTCCTGTCCCCGGAGTACTACCTCCTCAGGCAGTCCCTGTTGGCTGAGGTAGCTGTTCTGCAGGCAACTGCATCGAACGTCATCACAAGAAACGCAGATGCCATCCGCGCCCAGGCGGGATTGGACACTCGCGCATCTCAAGCTCTCAACCAAGCAGCGCGTCTTCAGACGTGCTTAGACATTCTCGCAACTGTGTCCTCAGAGGGATACCAATTCAAAACCGCAGAAGTGCATATCACGGACAAGCATGACAACTGAACAACAGCAGTCTCAAGACGCAGATCAGACAGGGCTCGGGCAGATGAATGCTGCTCGCAGCACGCCGGCCGAAAAGTCTCCGGCCGAAACCGCAGCCATGAATGAAGCCGCCAAAGAGGCGAGCATGATGCTGCTGGACAAGCTGCTGGGCGAGGAGAACCAAGCCGCAACCGAAGAGGCTCAACAGAACACCGAGGAAGCCAACACCCAAGAGCAACCGGTTAAGAAGCCCGAGGAGAAGAAGCCGACAAAGAAGGCTGAAAAGAAGCCTGAGCCCAAGGTCGAGCAGAAGCCTGTCGAGAAGACTCCCGCCGACACTGACGACGAGGAGCCTGAAGATCCCAAGCCGCGTCGCCGCATCTCTGCTGAAAAGATCACGGAGATGGCCAGCAAGGCCGCCGCTGAGGCTACCGCTGAGACGCTGCGCCAAATGGAGGAGCGCCGACTCGAGTCTGAGTACGCTCGAAAGCAGGAGGCCGCACGCCGTGAAGAGCAGATCGATATTCCAGAAGAGTTTCGCGACGAAGTGGAACGTCTTCGTGAGGTCCAGAAACTGCACCCCAATGACTACAAGGGGCGCGATCTTGCCAAGGAGTTCCTTGAGAGCTCTCAGAAGGAACGGGACTACGAGAAGAAGTGGCGCAAGGCAAACCCCGGCGTGGACTTCGACTGGGACGATGAAGAGCACTCTGACTTCGTTGACCAAAACGCCGTCGAGGTAGACGAGCGCCACCTGAAAAACGCCGAGCGTTCTATCATCAAGGAGCAGGCGATCCAAGAGGCTGAGGAACGGTTTGCTAAGAAGTACGGACAGGACATTGAGGAGGTGCGTCGTTCACGTACCGAGGCTCAGCTTGCCCCGTTGCGCCAGCAGGTTGACCAGATGGCTTCCAAGAGCCTGCTGGAGGCCCTGCGGCCAGACCTCGTCGAGACGTTCGCTACCGACAAGGCCAAGGTCGTTGAGGAGATCAAGAACGACCCGATTGCCATGGAGGCGGTGGCTGCTGTCGAGCAGTGGAGCTTACCGGCCCTCGATGCCGCTGTGCGCGTCATAAACAACCCTAACAGCTACAACAGCAAGTCGCCCGAGGTGCAGCGGTTGGTCAACACCGCGATGCACGTTGAGAAGGTCTTGTCGTCAGTTCCCCGCGAGGAGCGCCCCGTGGCGGAGGATGGTCGCAAGTTTTCCACCATGCGTGACTACGCAAACATGCCTGCCTCTCAGCGGGCCAAGTATTACACGGTGCGAGATGAGGAGTTGGTCCCTCAGCTGATTATCAAGACCGCTCAATACGAGGCCGGACGCATCAAGTCAGACCTGGAAAATAAGGCCGAAGCGTTCGCGAAACGTATGGGCTACACGAAAACGGAGAGTAAACCCTCACAAAAGACGGAGCAGAAACCAGCCAGAGAGGCCAGTGCTCCAAGTGTCAGAGCTCAGGTGGCACAGCCTGATGCTGGCAATGATGACAACGGAAATGTCAACGGACTCCCTAAAGCGTTTTGGCAGAGCATCGGACTGTGATGGTGTTCTGCGCAAATTAGAGCAGCACAGATTGTAAAACAGAAAATGAGCGGACCTATTCACAAACTGGTCCGTTCAGTGAAAAGATGAGCATCGAAAGGAATAACTGAATATGCCTATTGCAACCCCTACCGACAACCTGTTCAGCAGGTGTCTTCCGGCCATCGGGACCAACATTGAGTCCTGTGGCGCTGTGACCGCGTGCGACGCCAAGGTCGTCACGTCCGGTGATCTCGCCTCGATCTACGGATCGAACGACACCAACTACCGCATTCTCGGCAACCTGATTGCCGCTGATTTCGTGGGAAAGGCTGTCGGCGTCCGCCAGAACGGTCTCTATGACTTTCTCCAAGCCAACAAGCGCGTGATGGGCGGCAAGCGCCTCAGCGTGCAGCAGGTGGCTGGTGGTGTCTGGGAGCTCTCGCCCTTCATCAAGATGGGCCGTAAGCGTCAGGTCAACAGTGAGTACTGGACCGCTCGTGTGGTCGCCGCTACCGGTGCCACTCCGAGTCAGACTGCCGACTTGGACCTCAAGATCTACTCGCAGAGCTCCATCCCCGCCGACTCTCGCTGGTTCCCGAATGGTCTTCGGATCTTCGTGTCTGGCAAGAACGCTGGCGCTGGCGACCCTGCTGTCGGCGACACCACGTACCGCCTCGCGTTCGTCGTGAAGGCGTATGTGAGCTCCGGTTCCGATGGTAACGGCGCGTTCGTTCGCATCACCGTCACCCCGCAGAACGCTGGCTCTGTGTTCGCTGCTGCCGGTAACGCTGCTGCGACTCAGGCCAAGGCCAAGATCCCGGCCAGCCTTGCTGCTGATGCCCTCCTCGGTCTTGTTGTGCGCGGCACTCCCAACGTCTCTGACTACGAGAGCCACTGCGCTGAGATCCCCGGCATCAACAACAACCAGCTGCTGCCGTTCTGGATCGAGACCACTCGGTACTCGATCTGTGAAGACGAGCTCACCCAGAAGTACCTGTCGGCGCTTCGGGATTCCAACCCGTTCTTCAAGCAGTTTGGTGACGTTGAGACCGTTGAGCTCAACCGCCAGATCATTGAGGATTTCCAACGCCGCCACGCCAACAGCTTCTTCTTCAACAAGCCGCTGAATGCGAACCAGACGCTGGCGAACTACAACAACCTTCCTGCCATCAATGTGGCTGCTGGTTCCTTGAACCTCGCCGTTGACGGTCGCTGCATTGGTCGCAAGGCCAACGCTACCGGCATCTACGAGCAGCTGGGCGAGTGCGGCCGTGTGTACGACATGGAGGCCGACACCCTCGACCTGAACAAGTTGTTCAACACGCTCTACCGCCTCCAGCGGGAGCGCGAAGCGGCTGGCACCAAGGCCGACATCATCGAGCTCTTCACCGACTCGTTCTACGCCAACCAGTTCATCATCGGCATGGTGAACTACTTCAAGGCCAAGTACGGCTCCGATGTGTTCCGCTTGACCATGCAGTTGAATCAGGGTGGCGAGCAGGGTCCGTTTGGATTCCGCTTCTACCGCTTCACCCTCGACTACCCGCAGGTCGAGCTCCGCATCGTCACCCATCGCATGTTCGACGACATGCTCGCCGCCCACAAGGCTGCTGGGTTCGAGACCGCTGGCCGCATGATGTGGGCGATCGATTGGCAGAATGTCTATCAGGGCATCATCGATTCCAACTCCGTCACCAACAAGACTGGCGACCTGAAGCAGCTTGCCGCTGTGGATGACTCGTACAGCTGCGTGATGAAGGTGCCGAGCCGCACCACCAAGCTGACCAGCACCACCTACACGGCGGTTCTGGAAGCCGAGACTACCAGCTTCGTGCTGGAGAACCTCGGACCTGCTGCGCCTATCGGCAACAGCACCAACAACGGTTCGTACTACGTCTAATCCGTGAATGCACAGGGCGGGTGGGTCTAACGGCTCACCCGCCCTTTTTGTTGGATGACTTTCGGTTGCGGCCAAGAACCCCCTGATCAAAATCTCGCCATGCGGTACTTTGGAAAATCTCTCGTTTACAACACCATCCAATCAAACGACGGGCGCACCATCCCGTTCATTGAGGGTGCTGCTGGCATCGGCCTGCTGGCCACAGAGGACGCGGTCTTCGTCGCTGAACTCGAGCTCCGAATCCGCGAAAAGCGCGGCGGAATCTGGGAGATGACGCAAGAGGTCCACGACGAGGAGTTAAAAAAAAAGAACGCCTCGCAATCGCTGCTGCCGTCGTTAACCAGACAGGGTCTGACTCTGGCGGTGGTTCAAGCTCAGGCACAACTCCAGTCAGGCGATCCTGCTGTGGTCGCGGCTCCCGCACCTGAGAAGCCCAAGCAGTCAGAACAAGCCCCAGCCGCTACTACTGACGAAATCAAGGTTTCGAGACCGACCGTCGGAAAACTCAAACGCTAAAACAGATTCCGTCCCATGAGCGACATCCAAGCCAACCAACTCGTTGCAGCCAAGTCTGGTGCCATGTCTATCGGTGGGATGGTCGCCATGGCGGTTTCGCACATCTTGAGCCTGCCAAGCTGGGTTCAGATGGCTGCAGCGGTTGCCACAATGTGTGCGAGCTTCTATGCCATTCGATTGAGTCGAGTGAATATCAAGAAGGTGGAAGCTGAGCTAAAGATACTACGAGCCAAAGCTACCCAGCTTGGGGTATCAATAGACGACTGATGAAACCGTTTTTAATCACACTGCTTCTGTTCATCGCTGGTTGCGGGGCATTGGTGCCAAGCACTGCCAAGCGAACGTCGTCCACATCGGAAGCTGCTGCTTCTACCCTCAAGGGCTCTGAGCAGTTCTCCAAGATCGTTACTGGGCAGAAGTCTGATCCTAAAACGGCTACGGAGTTTCACGTTGGAGGTCTTGGAAACAAAGTGAGTGTGACGATACCCAAAGAGCCAGAGCAGGTTTCTGCGCCTCCTCAGGTTACGATGGTGACAGTTCCAGTTGTCCAGAAAGAGGTGACACCCAAAGCTCAACCACAGGAACAGCAACCGTACAGGGAGGAGATCCACTACTCATCAAACGTGGATGCCACCGACAAGGAAAAGACCACTGAGTCCACCTCCAAGTCAGTCTCGATCCCGCTTGGTGTGAACCTCATCCTGCTTGCAGCCGGAATACTTGCCGTGATTTTCGCCATCAACAGAGCACGCAACTCCAGTCTGGCGGTCAACGCTCTCTACCAGACGTTCGACTCCGCACTCGCTGGACAGATCAGGAGTGTTCGTGAGCGCGCCATTCTCTCGACGGACAACCAGACCATCAGCATGCTGAACGCCCAGATCGCCGATCTCGAGGCGCAACGCGGAAGACTCGCACGATGAACTTTTCCCAGTATTACGCTCAGATCAGCGCCGCCGTCTTTCCTGAGGGCGAGGCTGAAAACCTTGTCCACGTTCACAAGCTGGCCGTGAAGGATGCGCTCATCGACATCCA